TATCCTTTTCTTTCAATACATCAAAGAAGTACCTTCTACTCTCAGAAAGCGACATAAAGTTAATATACTTTCGGCGATCAAAAAGATCACCTAATTGTATAATGGTTTTAACTCCATGCTTTTCAAGATATGGAAAGAATTGTTGGGTATAAAATTTTTCATAGTACTCATGAAAATGTTTTGCATCATTACGCACACCAAAATGAGTATCACCAAGTAAACATACTTTCATCTTTTATGAGGTCTCTTCCAATCTTTAACATTGATTTCTTGCCGAGTATTTTCTCGGATAACCTTATCAATTATATCACGAACATTTCTTAAATGCAATATTGAGGTTTCTCTTAAATCATATGGAGATTTTTTGTTCTGCACAGTTTTTATCCATTGTTCAAGTTGTACTGGCATCGGTGTCTGCATCTTCTATCTCCTTCACCTTTTTCTTCCTTGCGGAAGTTTTTTTTCTCTTGGTATCTTCAAATGTTTCAATAAAATCATGAATAAAGTGTTCACTATAAGATTCATGCATCATGCCTTGCATATAGTTAGCCACCAAATCTTCTCCATTGTTTTCAATCAACGCATTAACAATTTCGTTTTGCATACTCTTGTACTTGATGTACATGTGCTTCTTTTCTTTTTGAATTCTACGCAGAAAAGCGTAATAGATGATTTGGGTAAAGTATGCAAATGGATTCTTTGACTTTTCTGGATCAAAGTTATCTATGTATAACAAACAGTTCTCAACACCATCGGAAATCATATCATCTTTAAATGTATAATTGGCGAAGTTAGGTTTTCGCGCAAGGTGTGTAGCAATTTTAAAAAGACAAGACCCAATGTAATCTGGCACTCTTGGTCTTTCAGATTTATCTTTCGTAGCAATCTCTACTTGCTTTCGGTAAAGCACCATCTCTTGCAGAAATTTTTGATTGTCTACATAGTGATTTGTTTTCATATTATTTCCTCTCAATCATTTGACATTCGCTTGACATGTGTGTAAAATCAGGGTGTTGACTTTCAATGAAGAGTATCAGGTTTAATCCTTCTAAGTAACTCCGTCATTGCATCATTCAGTTCTGTTATCTCATCACCTTGTTCTACAGGCTCATCTTCTTTTTCTAATCTCTTGCTTGACTGTTCCAAAATTTCATCATAGTTTTTTAACATAAGTTCAGTAGGTTCAGCACAAGCAACAATTGAATTCTTATAAATTCTAACAGGCATTGTATAGTTAAATGTTGGATCCCATTTGATCACCGATAAACTCATACTATTTTCATCTGGTCTAACAAATAACAAAACTTTCAATGGAGCATTTATATCAATGTAAGACACCGTTTCTTTAGTAATGTTGCCTATAATTGTTTCACCGTTTGATAATTTAAGTATCTTACATATTTTAATGCTTTCTTGTTCTTCTTGGTGCATTTGTTATCCTTTTAGATGAATTGGATAAATCTTGTACTCAAATTTCTCATCGTTGTATATTTTCATTCTTTCGATAAAATGATCCAGCGTAAAGTTCTTTTTGCTTTTGTATGTCATATCATCTGCAATGTCAAACAATGTCGCTTGATTTTTATTCTCTCCTAATCTAAGTACTCGCCCAATCGATTGTAGTGTTCGTATTTTGCTTTTACTTGGTGATGCAAATACAATATTGTGCAAGTGTCTTATATTTATGCCTGTTGAGAAGGTGCCGTATGAGGCGATGATGATAGCGTCTTGTTCTTTTTCTGTGACTTCACGAACCATCTCTCTTTCATCTGCTTCTACACCACCATGCACAAAGAAGACTTGTCTATCACCTGCCTTATCTTTAATCATCTTATACAAAGGCTCGCCGTGCTTATGTACAAACTGATAAAGTATAAGTGTATTCTGTTTTAGGGAAATAGTCAAGTTGGTAATAAACTTATTCCGTGATGGAGATGATACCAAGTAATCTATTTCCTCTGCATACTTAAAGTTCTTTACCGCTTTGCAGTTTTCTTCATCATGTTTAAGTATAAGAGCCTTAATTCTAAGAGATGCAAGACTGTTTGCATCCATCAATTCTTTTGTTGTAGTAACTTGCTTTACCGCACCAAACAAACCTTCAAGTACCAATCGATGTGTTTGTGTGCCATCAAGTGTGCCAGTCAAACCAAAACGATATGCACAATCAGTAAGACTTGTCATGATTTTTGTGAGTGACTGTGCTTTGAACAGGTGTGCTTCATCACCAATAATCAAATCAAATTGATTGAAGTAATCTTTTGGCATCTTGTAGATTGACTGCCAAGTAGAAATGATGATGGGTTTCTTTGATACTTTATCTGCGCCAGCAGTAATCGTATGACAATAAGTATCACTATCAAAACCATAGTCTTTAAAGTCTTTGTACATCTGTGCAACAAGTGAGATCGTTGGCACAATAATAAGTGTCTTGCATTTTAAGTATCTTGTAATGAGATATGCAATGAGTGACTTGCCTGATGCAGTTGGTGACAAAAGCAAACCACGCTGATTGCGTATGGCATGTACAAATGCTTTCATCTGATAATCTCTAGGCTCATAAGGCAGATTTAATTTCTTTACAAACTCTTCTGCTTCAACTAATGAGAATTCTTCATTAGTTCGTAGTTCATAGTCAACATCAAGTTCATAGTCACGCTCTTTGCAAAACTTTTCGATGTAGTGCAATAGACCAGCGTAAATGTTATGTGTTTGTCTATCAAACAGGCGTATCTTTCCATCCCACAATTTGTTTTTAAATGCGGGCATGAATTTATAACCTGGCACATAAAAGGTAAAGTACTCTGAGAGTTCCATTGCTTCACCTGCTTCACAATGAACCTTCACATACACCTCATTAACTTTTGAGATTCTAAGCGACACCTTGAGTAAACTTCTTCCAGTCAATTGCGTTTTTGATTTGAAAATTTCTTTGATTCAAGTTTTTGATCACCTCTTCAAGAAATGCAAGTTTTTCTTTTTGCATAACGATCTTCATGTTTTTTTGAATAATGTCTTTGTCAGATTCTAGATACATATCAATCTCATGCTTCATAAGTCTTTTGAGAAAAGGCTCCCAACCAAGTTCATTGAGTTCCTCTTCAGACATTTTACCATTGTAGTATTCATACTTTTTTAAAAAAAGGTCCTTTGACTGAAATTCTGCTCCTTTCAGTACACGCCTCTCTTCAAAGTAAAGTTTGAGATACTTACTATGTAGTTCTGGAATCTTTGTTGATTCTACGCCTAGTTCGGTTGAATCAATCGTTGCGTCTTTACGCCATTCTTCCATTAGTTGATCTAAAGTCATACCACCTCTCCATATGGATCCAATTACATAACATAATAACACAAAATAAATTACATGTCAAATTATAAGCGAGTAACTGTGTAGTGATCGTATAGAAAAGAAATGGTAGAGGTAAGAAAGTCTTGGCTTTCTGTAGAAGAAAATTGTACACCACCAAGTTCGCTTGGAAACAAATCTTTAAACTCAATGCGAATGGATGGATTGTTTGCATTTGTTTTGATCAATAGACTGGCATCTGAAGTAACACTATTTGTTTTGCCTGGCACTTTTGTAAGTGTGCCCAATTTATCAAGCCCTTGTGGATTACCTAAATTGGTAATCCAGTTGTAAATTTCTTGCCAGCCTGCCATGTTTTCATCCATCATGTATGTAATTGTTAATCCTTCAAAAGTTAATTGATTACCAGGAATCTGTGCGGTAACATATGGGTTAGGCACTTGAGTGTTCAATAGCCCTACTGATGGCAGATTAATTGATTGAATAAAGAAACGAACATTAGGTAATCTATTAATAACAAATTCAAACTTGTTATTTGATAAAAAACTTTTATTTGTTGGTTCTACAGTATATGACATAAGATTCCTCGTTTGTTTATTAGTGTTTATTAGTATTTATAAACAAAAAAAGAGGGCACCGAAGTGCCCTCTCTAAAGTCCGATCTAAGCCGGCTCTATAATTACATCAAGTTGGTGATAGCAAATCTACGATAGTAGATATTCTTGTTAGAGAATGAAATTGCGCCATCAGCCGCAGATGTTGCGAATGGGTTTGCGACCATGCCGTAGCGAGTCTTGAAACCGATTCTTGGCTGGAATGAATCCTGACCAACTGCACGAACCATCTGTAGAGGAACATATGGGCAGTAGAACATACCAGCATCAAATGCTGAAGTTCCCTTGTAGCCGATAGTTGCATAGTGAACGCCTGAAGAAGCGGCGAAGTATGGATCGATGTAAACCTTGATACGACCATTGAGAACACCTGCGAAGGTATTGCCAGTATCGTCAACCTGAAGGTTATTTGCAAGTGCTGGTGTATAATCAAGAACACCTGCCATCTGAAGTGCTGAAGCAACATCAGAAGAACAGATCATGATGTTACCTTTACCTCTACGGGTTGCTTTTGCAATCGCATTAGATTCGCGCTCAAGTTGGAACATCAAGCCTTTAAATTTCTCAACTGACCAACGACCATTTGCGTCAACATCAAGGTCGAATGTACCAGCAGTTGCGACATTTTCTTGTGCGCCTACTGTAGCAGAGATATTGATTTGACGAACAACTTCACGGTTGATTTCAGCAAGAATTTCTGTTGAAAGGATATTAGCAAGTTCCTGCTCTGCATCAAGACCATGAACTGCTTTAAGGTCTTGTGCAAGTTCCATTGAGTATTCTGCTTTCAATGCACGGCTCTTAGCAACAACGGAAATCTTTTCGATGCTGAATGCCATCTCGTTGAAGTCAGCGTTTGAACCGCCACCACCAAGACCTTCAGCAACCGCAGTTGAAAGACCAGTTTGAACTGTGTAGTTTGTTGCGTTAGCAAGTGCTGGAGTAGAACCAGTTTGATCGCCAACAACACCAGAGAAACCAGTATTCGCTTCGTTAAACAATGCTTCAGTACCGCCCTGTGAAGAGTAGCGTGAACGCATTGCAAAGATAAGCCCTGTTGGACCTGTCATTGGCTGAACGCCGCAGATATCGTAAGCAATGAGATTTGGTGCGGCACGGCGAACTAGGCTGATAAGCACTGGATCATAAAGATCGATTGCGCCATCGGCTGCTGTTGAAGAAGACGCATTCATTGAGTTAGTTGGCTGGTCTTCTGCAAGAAGTGACATTGGTGCACGATATCCTGCTGAATAGTTTGTGCGGCCATCAATTTCTTGGTTTTCTAGAAGTTGAGCAAGAACTGCTCTCTTGTGGGTATCTTTAACCTGTGGAAGATCAGGATGATCAATCACTGGTGCCCATTTTTTCATTAATGCTTCTGACATATGTTTTCTCCTTTGAGTATTTAATAAACTCTGTTGTATTTATAAATTCTTATTTTTTCACGAATCTAGAAAGATTCTTTACATACTTTTCCATTGAAGGGCTGAATGACTCTTCAAGAGTAGATGTTTCCTCGTTTAATACATCTCTTTTTGTTTCAGTAACTTCTTCTTTTGCTGAAGATTCAAAGTACTTTTTCTTTGTGAGAGTAAGTTTTTCTTTGTAATCTTCTTCAGAAACAAATTCAATGTTTTCTGCGAGTGACTTCAACTTCTCAATTTGAACTTCAGAAAGACTTTCAGTAACCTCAGTTACAATTTTGCCCTTCTTATACTCATTGAGTTCTGCAACTAGATTAGCATTTTCAGAAAGTTTTTTATCTAAATCTTGCTCTGCTTGTTCTAGTTTTGTAGCCATTTCATCCACTAAGTCAACTTTGTCTTCTGGAATGTCGATATAGTTTTCCATGAAAAGATTTTTGAGACCAACCATAAAGTCTTCTACAACTTCTGCTCTCAGATTCTTTTCAATTGCAAGTTTATTTTCTTCGACCCACTCAGCAACAACATACTCTAGATACTCGTCAACTTTGTCAACGATACCAGCGGTAATTTCTTCTACCTGCTCTTCTAGTTTTTGTGCATATTGTGCTTCAAGTGCTTCGTCAATTTCTTGAATTTTTGATTCGATAGCGGCTTCAAAAATTGCTTGTGCATTCTTTTTGAAATCTTCAGAAAGGTCTTCGCCAGAGAAAATTGCATCGATATCTTCTTTCATCTTAGCATGTTTCTTCTCTTTCATTTCTTTTTCTTTGCCATTCTCTTCTTCATCGTCATCATCTTCTTCTTCATCACCATTTTCTTTGCCATTCTTTTTCTTTAGATATGCCTTAAGTGCCGCAGGCATTTCTTTTTCATCTAGTTCTTTTTTGATTGCTTCTGTCATGATGCTTTCTCCTTTTTAAGGTTGCTTATCTATTTATAAAAACTTATAGTTTATTTATGAATTTTTTGAACAATGTCAATTTCGCTTCTTCTAAGTCTTTTGCGCTTACTTTGCGAATTGTCTCTTTTGATTCTTCAATGTCTCTTTCGGTCCAACGCCCATCAACGAAAACCCACTCTTTGCCTTCCATGATGCCTTGTACAAATGCATCAGGTGCAGAAGGATCAGCGACAATATCAGCAGCCGTAGCAAGATAGAAATCGTCTTGAACAACCTTAACACCACCTTTTTCTACTAAAGAACCAAGCCCTCTTGTAGAGACACCAACAGTAGCACCTTCATTGATTAAATTTTTTACAATGTTTCCGTATGGAGTGTCCATGATCTTTGCTTTGCCCATGAAGTTGTTACCATCACGGCGTAATTCTTTGATCATGTGTGATACTCGCTCAAGGTTAATTCCTGGACCATCTGGATGACCAAGTTCGCCATATGCGCGATTTTTATTTACATACTCGTTTACATAACGATTAACTTCTCTTTCCATAATAGGAAGAGGGTACATTCTACCATTTCTGTTTTGTTTTTCGGCTTGCATGAAGATGCCTTCAATGTACATACTTTTCTTGCCGCCTTCAGACTCTTCAGTAATAAACTGAATGTCTTCATTAATTTCTGTCATTAGTTTCATTGCTTTGACTCCTTAGTGTTTGTAGGCAACTGGAGTGCAGTTTGCAGATGCGCTTGAAGCAATAGTATCTGTTGCTGATTTTTCAACAATTTCTACAGAGTTTGCTGGCATAGAGAATGAACCAATGTAATCACCAGTAGAAGTTTGAACCGTAATTGTTGTAGCAGTTGATGCATGAACTCTAACTAATGTAGAATTAGCACACGCATTTGCCGTAGTAACTGCAATTAAGTTAGCGGTAGGTTTTAAAATCATAATTTATTCCTCTACAACCGAGAGTGCGAATTCGATAAGTTTATCGTAATCTTCGTCTAATTTTTTCATCAAAGCGGCTTTGTTATTCTCATGAAGTTCATCATAGAGTGCAATCAAAAGAAGTTCATGTTCTTCATTTTTTGCTTTTGCTTTGATTGTAGCGTATGCTTTTTTAGCCGCTTCTGGTCTATCTTGAACCATTGAAGTTGCTACTGCATAAGGACCGCCTTTTGACTTATCTCCTACGCCTTTTTTTTCAAAGTGTTTGCCAATAGTGTGAGCCATTTTAGTCTCACCTTTTGACATATCTTCTTCTTTTACTGGCGCAGGATCACCTTTGTGTTTTGCAGAAAGGGCTTTAGTCAAAACCTTCGCAGAGTTTTGTGCTTGATCTGTTGGATCGGTTATTTCAACCTTGTGTGCATCGGCAAACTTTTTTTCGCCTTCTGCTTTAGGTTTGGCAACCTCATCGATTGTCGTTAAAAGAAAACTTTTAAAGGTCTTCATCTACATTTTCCTCTTCTGGTGCAAGATCAGAACTCTGCGGTTCTTCTTCTCTATTGTTAAAAATTTGATTAGCCACCTGCATTTTTTGTACAAACAAAGTATCATCAACCTTTTGCTGAATGCTATTGTAAATGTAGTCTTTAAACTCAATAGGCTTTGATTCTAGCGCAGATTGAATTGCTTTTTGAATGTTTTCCATGGTAGTTCTCCTTCAGTATATTTATAAAATCACGATTTTTCGATAAAGTTTTTACTATTTATCTGGTAAGCATGTAGTCTGTTTCGTTAATGCGTACAAATTTGAGTGTGTAGATATTTTGTTGCCCAGAAAATGTTAATACATCATTGTTTGTAGATATTGAGATTCCTGATGTAGTATCTGAAAATTGCTTTTCTCCTATGCTATCAGTAGAAAGAGTTGACATGTCTATCAATCTTATTTCTAAAACTCTATTTGGACCAAAACGAATTGTATCTGTTGTGGTATTAGCCACTTCAAAAATTAAATTACCACTATTTACAAGATCAAATGTTAAATTGAATCCCTGATTGACTGTATTTGCTTGTGGCAAAGTAAAAATTGCTTCGCTTTGATTATTGCATACAAAATGTCTTTGTACTGAAACTTCTTGGCCGGTCTCACTCAAAAATGTTGTTGCATCTAAATCTATTGATGAAAGCAAATCGTCTTCAAACTCTGAGAGTGGTATGTTTCTGTATATTCTTCGATCTACTAATGACACACCAGATGTTGTAGATTTAAGATTGCCTCCATACTGTAAAACAGATAAAGGCATAAATGGTACTGTGTTAGCCTGAGCATATGCCGCATTTGCAGTATTGTAAATGGTAGGAATTAAATCACCACTTAGCGTTGTCTCGCCAAGTTGAATTGTATTACCGCTTAAATATAAATCTCTAAATCGTTGTGTTGGGCTACCAAGATCATAAATGATGTTGGCTGAAGGTAGCACATGTTGAACGATTGTATTTCCTGTAACAGTCAAACCAGCAAACGATACATTGCTTGAAGTGTTCAGTACTTGATTCGTTATACTGTTTGCGTAAGCCCAAGATGCATTCGCAACATCATAGGCATTGTTTGCTTTATCAAATGCACCATTTGATGTACTGCGGGCTAATGGATCAACCTGCGTATCGGATACAATTGTGTTTGCATACGCCCAAGCCGCGTTGGCCACATCATAAGCATTGTTGGCTTTTGCCCATGCAGAGTTGGCAGTATTCCAAATTAAATCTGTGGTTGTGTTAACTGCATAACCAACAAGATTTGCTGAACCGCCACCAATTATTTGACTGCTAGGTATGTGTTCCCAACGACTATTCGCAGAGATATAAACTAAAATATCACTATTTGCTGGATTAGATGTTTCAACATCAGATAAATCTTCAAGTCTTGGATTGATTATAACACGAACTTGAATGTGCCCATCACCACCAGATTTTTTAGTGACTGCACCAAATTGAATTTTTGGACCAGGACCATCAGGTTCAGTAGTAGTATAAGCACCTGGAACAGAATTGTTTGCCCAAAG